TGTTCTCTGGCGTGCAGGGCCACGGCTTGCCGTCCGCGACAAAGCCATTCCAGTCCACAACAGCGGCGCATGTCATGGCGTGGGCAAGACGTTCCTGCTCATCCATGCCGGGCATGAAATTCGGCGTCCGAAGGCGCTTGCGCTCCCATTCCTTGCCGATGGCCCGCGCCCGCGCCTTGACCCGCTCAGACGAATAGGCGGCCACGATAATGACGGCGCCGGTATCCTCTCCAGTGCGAGGATCAAGGAACGCCATTTCAACGCCGGTTTCGCGGGTATCCTTGGCCGCGTCAAGACGGCCGATGTCAAAGCCCATGGTCATTCCTTAGGAGGCGGGGGTTCGGGTGATGGTGATGGAGGTTGCGGCCGAACTGTCGTAGTAGGCTTCAAATGGCATCTGCACCAGGAGCCCCTCGTCAGCTTCGGTGATGGACGCACCGGTATACTTGAGCGCCGGCAGGGTAAATTCCAGATCCCCACCGGTAATGCCTTCGAACTCGACGACCAGCGCGCTTTCCGTCTCGGCAAGGAACTTGTTGACCAGAGCCTCGCTTTCAAAGAACGCCGTGATGTTGCCGGTCACATTGACCATGCCGGAATTGATCCTAGGCGCGGTGTCCGAACCGATGACGTAAGGCAGCGCTCCGTTATTGGTGACGGTCATGTCAATAGCCGTCACATTGGCAGAGGACCCGCCCTCGGTAATGGTGCCGGTGAAGCCGTCGAACGGCTCATTGCCAGTCGCCGCGGTGCTGGTGTTTGCCACTGTCGAACTGGCGGGGGTCATGCCGCTAAGCCCAAGCACGCCGAAACTGGCTGTAATCATGCCGTTCGGCTGCGCATTGAGCGTGAAGGTGTTCATCATGCAGCCGGTAAAGGGCTGATATTCGCTGATGTCTGGGAAGCGCCGTTCCAAAGTGAAAAACTTCTGCGTCGTTCCGACCTTGAGAACATTGGTCGACCAGCTCGAATGCATCAGGCTTTCGAGCAGTGTGTCAAAGTCGCCATAGGCCAACTCGATAGGGATTTCGCCTGACGTGCGGCGGGTGCCGTGCCGAACCGTAGATGTCTGGCGGTGCGACTTGATGACGTTGGACCGGAAGTTGTCCTTTTCGACAACGATGGTCGGAATCCCTGCGATGGGGATTTCGATGAGCGTCGGCGTGCCGGGCGTAGTGCCGGGGGTGACCTCGGTCACGTAATAGAGGCTCTGACGCGAGCGCTGACCCTGGGCCATGACTTAGGCTCCTTTCTTGGCCGGCTTTGCCGGTTCGGCTGGAGCGCGACTGCCGCGCCCGCTGGTTTCGTGGAAATCTGCCGTCGTTGCATCCTCGACCGCGTAAGGCTGGCCTGGGTCGATCCAGACAAAGCCCTTGGGCTGCGCCAAGCGGAAGCGCTTGGACGCGATCATGTTGATGGTCATGGCAAAGCCTCTATGCGGGGTTATCGGCGTCGGCTTGGTAGCGAATGATCACCGGCACCTGAATGTAAGGCAGCGATTGCAACGCGGGCCTGACCTCAGGGGGGCGGGTTATGCGGACGTTGATCCCGTCCTTGGTGAGCGTAGTGCCGCGCTTGAAGTGTGCCGCCACAGCGCCAGCACGTTCCATTGGCGTCGAGATGCCGGTCATGATCGGCAGAAACACGTCAACCTGGAAGATGCCAACATGCCGGTTTTTCCCTGTTGACCCGAGCGTGACCTGATTGGTGCTGTTGGGAACGTGCGTGGCGCGGAGATAGCCAGCGGCAGGCGGCGTATAGTCAAGGTTGGGCCATGCGACGGGCAAGGCTGGTGACAATGTGAGTGTCAGAAGCCGCGCCATGAGCGCTTCGACGATGGACGTTTCAACGTATGTCGCCATGTCAGAGCCCGAGCCTCGACTTCACTTCGGCTGCTTTCTGCTGCACGATTTGCGCCCATCTCTGGCTGACCATATCCACCCAAGGGCGGCCAGGCCTGCCGTTAGAGCCGTAATGCACGAAAGCACCATAGTTGGCGGTATAGCCGAGGTAGATCGTATCCCCGATTTCTGCCCCGGCAATGACCAGCACGATTTCGCCAGCGTCGGCGGTAAACGTGCCGCCAGGGTTGGCAAGAGAGAGCACCGGCATGGCCGTGGTAGACGCCCGCAGGGAGGCGCGTAAAAACCCGGTATCGACGGGAACAAGCGCATTCAACTGGCTGATGACCTCTTGTGCCGCCTCTTTGAACACGATCTCTACAGCCTCAGGCACGGCCTTTGCCCATGCCCCTACGGTCGCCGCGAATGACTTGGCCATCAGTTGCGGCGCCGCGCAAGGAATTGGCCAGTGTAGTCAATTTTCAGTTCCATGGTGCAGCGGCAAGACACGATCTCACTGGCAGGCGCTTCCGGGTCACCGGGATAGCGCAGCCGTGCCCCGCTGATTGACTGGAACGCGCCATCGAATGGAACGCCCGTGCCGTTTAGAATGGCGTGGGTGTCGCGCGTTCTGCGATCAAACGTTGCTCGCCAAATCTTGGTCACAAACCGCGCATCGACCTTGCCGGATGCGATTGCCTGCCGCATGGCCTCATTGCGTGAGCCGTTCAGCGATGTCAGAGTTTCGGTGCGGGCAATCGTTTCACCGCGAAGCTTGAGGTAGCTGTCAGACAGCCGCCCGGTGATCTTGGACGCCGTGTCGGCAGGGATCGGGCGCCCCTCCTCGATAGCCTTTCGGATCGTGGCGTCAAACCGCTTGTCGCGGCGCTCCAGAGACAGATAGGCCCGCATGCCATCCACATCGCCAGAGGCAAGCGCCTGACGGGCTTTCTCCACTGCGGCTAGGTGCGGTGCTGACAGCCCGATTACCCCGCCTGTACGGTTCCCGCTGGCGCCAGAAACGCGCCCTACGATGTCGAGAGCGGTTGCGCGCGGGTTGTCTCCGCGTGAAAGCCCGGCTTCCAGTGCCGTCCTGATGTTGTCGCGCTGCTCATCAACGATGCGGGTGACTAGCGAAGAGCTGTGGTCGCGTAGCCATGCCTCAGCTTCCGGGTTGCGAACGCCGAACCTGAACACGATACGGCTGCCATCTGGCTCGCGCAGGTTCAAGTCCTCTGCCGACATGACGCCACCGGCATTGAAGGCTTCTGCAAGCGCGGTTTCAAATGGGCCGAAAGCTTCGCGTTCGATGTTCATGGCATCAAGCGCAGCAGACAGGTCCCGCCGATCCATCGCCTCCACGACCAGCCGCAGGGTGACCTTTGACCGGATTTCATCGATTACCGCCAGAAAGGCAATGGCAAGACGCGGTTCCCAAGTTTCGACAAAGAGCGCGATGCGTTCGCGTGGGGTGAGCTTTCTCAGCATCTAGCTTCTGACCACCCATTTCCATGCCACAACCGTTCCCGCTTTTGGGATGCGCATCTGGCGAATGATCGTGACCGCGTTGCCGTCAATCGTCATCGTATCGCCCGGCCCCGGTTCCGCGCCGAATGGCGCTGCGGTCACCATGTCGTCAGTGGCGAGAATGGTCGTGCCGTCTACGAACTCATCTGCCACCGATTTGACGGTCGCGCTCAGCGTGTAACTGTCGGTGCTTGGCGTGCCAGGTATCCACGGCGTTTCAGGGTCAGGCGTGCCGGGCGAGGTTTTGGTCAGCACCACCGTGCCCTGCTTGAAATCGGACAGCACCGAAGTGGCAACCGCCGCCATGTCATCGTAAAAGCCGGCCATCAGCGGGTGACCGATCCATAAAGCGTGGCGCCGCGACCGGTTGAGAGCAGCGATGCCAACACGTCATCAATCATCGTCACGACCGGGCGTTGATCGGCAACACCCGAACCGATGGCGTATTCCACAGCCACGGCGCCATCCACCGAAACCGATTTCTTGATCTGGCCCGGCGTCACGTCAGGGGACAGGGAACCGGAAGAAGCCTTTTCGCGCACGGCGGCAATGACACAAGCGCGCTTGATCTCAATTGGCACCTCATCGCTGGGCACATACTGGGGGATGACGTTCTGATCATAGGCGCCCTGCCTAGGCCACTCCAGAGCCTGGGCACGGTAGTTTGTCCGCCAGCCGGGGAAGCGCGGTCGATATGTGGCATCAACCCAGATCGTTGCGCGGCGAAGAGCCTGCTCTGCCAATGCCTCATCGGCGCCGCTGATGGGGAAGGTCAGCCCAAGGCTGGACGCGATGGAACTGGCATCGGCAAGCGACACATAGCTGTCAGCATCGGCAAGGCCGGCGCCAGTCTCAACGGTCAGTGCCATATTCCACCCGTTCCATCATCCTGCCGTCCGTACCAAACAGGTACGCACTTCCGTTGTTGGCTTCCGCAAGGCGCTTGGCCTCGCGCCATGCAACGCGTTGGGTCAGGCCGACAACTTTTGCGCGCTTCGCACCCGTTTTGCGAACGGAATAGGCATAGCCTCTAGGTACGGCGTGAAAGCCCATCTAGCGCTCCACCATCATCTGGCGGGCAGTTGCCAATTGCCGATCCAGCCAGTCGGCTTGCTCATCGGTAC